AACGAATCGCCGCAACTCTTACTATGACATGGTGTGTCAAAGCTAGAGATGCCCAACTACTATAAGCCCCCATTGGTTGTCCAACGGCGTATTTAACTTTAGTATTATTCCATAATCATGGATAATCTAAGAGATTACGTCAGAGTGATCCGTCGACTCCGAAGAGTTTAAGGATATCACACTGCAGGTCTATAGGAAGTCGGTCAGTAGCTGCGCTAAGATCAAAAGAAAAGAAGGTTCTTCCATCATGACACCTATCAAGTAAATCTTGATAAGGTTTATCCTGATTGAAAGTTCCATCTTGTTCGATTGTTCGTAGTAGGTCAAAGATAGACTTATGTAGAGGACGTAAGGACAGCTGGACTCAATAATTAGCAATTGCTATTATTCGAGCCTTACCTGCCTGATCGTACACTACACTAAGCCTACCTAAGACTAGGTTGCTGATATGGCTCCATAGTCCAGTCAGTGCAAGAAGCACCAACACTGGTACAGAGACTAATAGAAGAAGAAGTATCCACAAAGCAAATCGTCCTCCTCTCGGCTGACTAATAAGTCACCTAACGAGTGAGTACAATTGCTTAGGATAATTTATAAATGCAATAGCATCTATAGATGAAGATCAAGCGGCCTTTCAGCCGTTTGGTCCTGCCTTCTCACCTCCTATTATTTCAACAGGTTTCAATGCTAGATGTCCACCAAGCTCTCGGCACGCACGTGAAAGTACATCAGAATCAATAGATTTTGAGGTACCCCCAAACCTGGTTACAATAGTATCCAGACTTGGTTTCACATGTGTACGGAAGGCTCTAAAGACAGACAGAGCTGTAAGCACTGCCCCAACAGTTCTACCACCATCTTTCACCCTTCTCTCAGAATCTGAGAGATACGAGCGAATAGATGTAGGTATAATCTTGGGAAAACCATTCCGGTCAATCTTTACTCATACTTTTGTACAAGTAGAAGGTCGACCTGATAGGGCCGCAGTTGTAAGCCTTAGTGACTCTTTAAGGTAGGCAAAAGCCCCTTGGAAGCCACTATGTTTTACAAGCTTACATATACGGGACCCTAGTAGGGTTAGGGAATCTTTATCTTTAAAACGCGACACCCAGATGACCACAGAGAAATAACGAGGTAACTCTTTTAGAGTTATTCATTGTTTCCGAGTAGTCTTTGGACGCTGCAATCTTAATAATTTTATAAAGAAATTTGTGATATTATTTTTGATTAAAAGCTCCACATATAAGAGAGGCTCCGACTCTGACCAGAGGGGTATCAACCCTAAGACCAGGCACTAGCAGCGATGTTAGTGCAGGTTTATCCTTATATGTAGCTATAATATAGCTATAGTATGGACAGACCTATCCTGGAGATCAGATAGGCGTGCAGGACCGTAACACTTAAGTTACTGGATGCTTCTTTCAGGGGCGCTCCATACAAGCACTCAACACTTAGAACTTTCGTTCGGGGAAGTGAAGAATGTGGCTTTTAGAG